GCTTAGAGTCCTGAGGTTCGATTCCCAGCAGCGCCCTTTCAATGGCAAAGCAAGTTTTCCTAACTTCTGATTTGCATTTTGGCCATTCCAAGATGTACGATCTGCCCTTCCGCAAGGAGGATGGTACGCCCGTGCGTCCATTCGCGAATAGCGAAGAAGCCGACGAAGAAATGATCTCTCGCTGGAACGCCACGGTGCGCCCTCATGACAAAGTGTATGTACTAGGCGACATCGCCATTCCCATGAGCGGATTGCAAGCCTTTGAAAGGCTCAATGGAGATAAAGTACTAATTGCTGGCAACCATGATTGGCCGTTTGAAAAAAAGCTGAGTCAGTACTTCCGTTCAGTTAGGGCCTATTGGAAACTTGATAATTTTGTACTAAGTCACGTTCCTATACACCCTTGCAGTATTCGTGGCTTTGATGGCAACATCCACGGGCATCTTCATTCAGGGCGCGTTACTTTGACCGACGGTTCCATTGACCCTAAATATTTTTGCGTGTGCGTCGAACACACTGACTACAAGCCGATAGCATGGGAGGAAACAAGGCTTCGTTTCTACTCTCAGCAGGGCAATGACGGAGCGTCGCACCTTCAACACTCCCCTTAGAGAGCCGTGGAATCCCGTTGTCTATCAATGCTTGCGAGCAGTGGACTGTCACAACGCACAGTATTTTCTCACTGGCAATGTCTGGCACCTAGAGCAATCTGAGCTGCTGAGGCAGTATGTTAGAAACTTGAAAGATTGGATTTGTGAAGAAGAGACAAAGACTATGGCGGATATGGGCCAAGGCGTTGGGCCCCAAGGAGGGAGGGAATGAAAAAGAAGCAGACGTTATTGCTTGCGTGCGAACCATTGTATTTATTTCATACATGACAACAAATCTTTTCATTTGTGCTGGCGTCCTGCGCCATTGGCACGATTGATGGGTTTGAAGCAGGGTTACGTCGCAATAGACGCTTAACTGGTGCGGCCAGTACCCTGCTTACTTCCGAGGAGAGCCTTCAATTCTCAACGGAATCCCTTAAAAAACCAGCATTGACGAGGATGCTGGTAACCAGTGGCCACTGGGCTTCTGCAGAAGCTCCAGAAGCTTAGCACCATTCACTTGCGCCGTGCAGTCAGCTCCAAATATTCTTCTTTCCATTGATTGAAAGCTGCCTGCGCAAGCCGTTTTTCTTCGCTATTGAGCCCATAATTCCTAGCGCTTTCTTCAATGGCGTCAAAGGCTCCCAGGATGTTGTCCCAGGCTTCTTCAAGGGCTCTAGATGAAGCCATGGCAAAGCAGCGAGGTGTTCATAGTCTATTGTTCTGCCTTAGCTTCTCGTTCCCTTTTCAACGTTTGCTGAAACTTCTTTAATCGAGGCAGTAACGATGGTTGATAAAAATGATCTGCGGCCAGAAGCTGTAATGCCGTTTGCTTATTACCTTCTAGCAGGGCAATTAAATATGCAGCATCTTTAGACGATAGTTCGAACGGAGTCATTTTTCACGAAATGCAGAATTTGTCAATTGTTGAAAATTCTAGTGGCATTAACGTACTAAGCTTTCTAGCCAATGCAAATCATCTTCTTTTGACGCTTCTAATATTGCAGCAGCAAGCGCAAAGCAAAAGTCATCCACGCCTACTTCCTTGCCGCCTGTTACTGACCATTGTCCACTTTGCCTATAGAGAACATTGAGGTTCTTTAACTGACGAATGGCGCGATCATGCGGGTAGATGTCAACAAGACCAGCATTAAATAGTTCTTTCATCTTGCTAAATGCTTTCATCTTGGTACTGACCGACCAAGTGAGTTCTCGGATGGGGAAATCACCAGACAAGCTTTGAATGGTGGCTGAACTATTGAACTGGTCAAGGACGATGCTGTCAAATTGGTAAATTTTATGGTGCTCTCGTATCCAATCTTCAACTGCTTGAATGCTGACTTCTTTTTTGCCATTGATCTCAAAATCTGCCATGAAGGTATGAAACTTATCCACCACTAAAGTCTCTTTGTCAAAATGCACAATGCAGGAAACGTATTCGTCACGTCCCACGCCACCACGAGCAGGGTCTAGTGCAAGCACATACTTGCCCATGATTTGCCTATCAGGCAGCAGTATGCCCCTCTCTCTGTTAATAGCAGCTTCAACTATTTCAGCAGCAAGTAGAGAAGATTTGTTGCCCCGAAACCTGGCTCCATATTCTGTCCAGAATTTATCTTCGTCTCGCTTTTGCTCTGCTTGTAAAAACGGGCAATTCCATGGAAGCAGCGGGTTAATTTCCCAAGTAGGTATATTTTTTGCCTGCATAAAAGGAAACTCTCCGCTCTCAGCTTCCTTGAAATGTTCGTAGAACAGACCATCAGTTAGCCAAGGGGAAGATAACTCTAATATGCGACCATTATCCCCGAATTGAGCTATAGAAGGAGACAGCGCGTCATATATAGCTTTGGCGCCACGATTAGCGTCTCCTTCTAATTGGAAGGCCAATTCGTCAAAAATGCACATAACAACTGCCTTACCTCGTGATGCTCTTGCGCTCGCAGGAATAGCCTGGAAGACACAACCATTGCTCACTTCAATTTCAGTGGCAGTTTCCCTTGTAATCTCAGTGCCTAATGGACTATCTAGAACTAACTGTCTAATATTGTTTAGTGCAATCTTTGCCTGTTGTTGATCGTTTGCAACGGTAATAATGTACCATTTTTCGTTCTTTCTAATCTTTCGCTTGTAATAACCTTCTAGAACGAAGCAGGCATATACGGCTGCAATAGAAGCCATGAGAGTTTTGCCAGAGCGCCGACCAAGAGCCCAGCAAGCATGGCTTTTCCCACCCCCGAAATATTCATCAAGAATTTCCTCTTGCTTGGGCCATAGCGGAGTATTTAATACGTGCTTAGCAAAATCAGAGCACTTGAGCTTCGTCATTTAAGCTTTCCATGGGGCGGAGATGTTCTTTGGTGACAAAGTATGCAGGGCGACCACGAGCAGGGTCTGCCCAGAATTCTTCCTTCATCGCGTCCCTTCCATAGCACCAACCATGGATGAGAGTAGTTTTATCTTGAATGGTAACCAAGACAAACTTTTTATCCGGGCTTTCATTCCGTTGCACTATCAAATCGTAAGAATGTTTGCTTCTTGTTTTAATATCTATGCCTGGTAAATCATCACTTCCTTTCTTGGCTTGCGTCTCTTTATAAAGAAAATCTTTCATTCCTAGGTGCGACGCTACAGCCATTTCGCCTGCAGCGCCCAACAAGTGAATATCGAGGGCTTTGTTGCCTTTCCATGCGCCACCATTGCGGCCACGCAAGCCCTTTGCTTCATTCACGCCTTGTCGCCTCATGCCTTCTTCCATTGCAAGGCTTTTTTCTTCTTCAGAAAAGACAAAGGGAATTGGCGTGGGCATAAAGAAAAAGAGTTCAAGCCCATCTTAGCCATTGTTAGCATAGATGCAACGCACACTAAGCTGAACAATGTCGGAAGAACTGGTGAACTTAGGGCACAATGGCGATGAAAGCCTGCGAGTGGACGGTCTAGTTAATGCCTTGACGGGAATGGGAGGCCGCCGTGACAAGAGTCAGTACACCACTTCCACCCCCATCGTCTTCCTTTCTCAAGAAGAGCTTGAAAACCTCTACAGCGAATGGATTCCTAAGCGCATCGTAGATATTGTTGCTGAACAGTCCACAAGAAAAGGCTTCAAAGTATTATTCGGTGGAGAAGGCGCAGCGGCGG